TGCCAGACTCGGACTCCATGCGGAAAAATCAGTACCGGCATTTAATGACGTTCCACCTAAAAACTGATCAGCGAGAGCAAAACCATAAATTAAACAATCACCTGGCGATACTAATAATGACGTCGGAACATATGACCCAACATCTGTGTTAACAGTAGCCTCACCATTAGCAGTTACAACTGATGCCCAGTTTCCATGCAATTTCTCAATCCTGCTCATACCTGCGGCAGCGACACCATTTGCACCATTAGGCGTTAAAGTTACTGTAACAGATCCTGAAGTGGAATTGTCCTGTTTAGAAAATAAGTATATGCGCGTATTGCCAGTGTTAGAGCCCAGTGTTGCCCCGTATCCGCCACCTATATGATTTGCAACAAGCGTCCATCCAGCCGGAGTTGACACACTGCCAAGGTTTGCTGTGCCAGGCTTCAACGCAACATGTATAAAAGTAAGAACGTTAGCGCTTATACTTCCGGCAGCTGTTGGGTATGACACACTAATCGTTGTAGCTCCAGCAGCATTAGAGCTGGCCGCAACACCGGTTCCAATTGGCACAATTTGTCGCGAATAACGGCTGCCATTGACCGCATCTATTAAATGAGATTTATGCATCCGATAATTCCCCCGATAAATCAGCGGCAGAAGCTGAAGAAAATATAAGTGCCATAGTTGCGCCAAACTCAGCTGAAGTTGCCACTTTTGTTGTCGGCACGGTAATTGTTGCGGTTCCGGCAAATGAAACTGGATTACTGTTGGCCGCAAACAATATTACCCAATCTCCAGTGGAAAAAACGCTACTATTAACAGTAACTACACATCCGCTTGCATTGGTGAATCGCAAATAACACCCAGCATGTGATGTGTTAAGCGTAATTGTTGATGTGCCAATCGTTGTAACTGTTAATTTATGATTTGTTGTATAAGTAGGATTTTGCCCGGTTGAATGAGTTGTTAAAACATAACCATCTGTACTTTGAGCTAATTGTACCCAATTTGTCCCATTAAAATAAAGAACAGATCCCTGTGACTCTCCGGATATTGTTAAATCAGTAACTGTTGTGGAGTTAGACCCAGCAGTTGCAATAACGTCACCCGTCAAAGCTGCACGCTGTAATGCCCCACTTCCCGTCATACTTAATGTGGCATTAAGTGTTATATTTTCTACATCTCCAGTACCTACGGAGTCTCTTCCCAACAATGAATCTGTGGCAATTTGTTGAAATTTTGCAAATGTTATTTTGTTTGTACCAACTGTTGGATTAGGATATGTGCCAGTCAAATCACCGCCAGCAGATCCAGCCGCTGTAATGCTATCGACATATGTTTTATTTGCCGCATCAGTTCCCGATACAGGCGTTAAAACTCCAGATATTAAATTTGAATTAACATTTAATGGCCCAATAACATTTAAGCCATCATTAATATTTACTGTACTCGTTGTGCTTCTTATAGAACTTCCGCTGGATAATACAAGATCACTATTGCTGTTTAATAATATATTTATACCATCAGTAGTATTACCCTGGTTTAACACCTCGCGCAATGTTGGAACTAAATTTATTACATCACCAGTAATAACTCTTAATAAAGCCTCCAACGCATCAAGTCTAGCCCGAACAGTTCCAAAAGTTCCAGATGGTCTAATTCCTAATTCTGCTTCTGTTGCCAAAATAGCACCACGCAATGTGTTTGTAACATCTGATTTAATTTGTGTAATTAAATCTGTTGATAACGGTATTTCTGCGTTTGTATCTATTTGTGAAGGATATTTTGTGCTCACTACTATATATATAATTTTATGCGTTTTAGCGCAAAACAAACTAAAATACCATTATTTCAATATATTTACAATGATTGATTTAATTATTAAATTGGCGGATTTATATGAAAATAATATCGATATAAATGCGAAATTTGGATATTTATTCGGACAACTTAAAAATATTCTGCCAGAAGTTAATATAAACGAAAATACCTTTAGAGATTGGGCAAATCAAAATATAAAAATATTGGACCAAGTTAAAAATAATGCTTGGGTTGACAAAATCAATTATATAATTTCCAGCACGTTTGGGCCAACATATATATTATTGAAATCTAATCAGGAATTAACTGATTTTGAAATAGACGATTTTAGCAATTTTAAGGAAACAGTTTCAACTTTTATACCGAAATATAAAGGTTTCCCAGCTATGAAATTAATACAAGGTTTGTTCGAAAAAGAAAGTAATAAACCTAATCTGAATTATGATAGTAACTTGGCCCATAATGATTGGCTCCTAAAAGGGCTTAGAATGATAGATCAATCATTTACCACTGATGAACTCATTCCTCTCGCAAAAACCTATATAAACGCCAACCAGGCCCAAATAAATAACATTAGAAAACACTTCAGCTATCAACCAAAATTCCTCGGTGCCGGTATTGATGGAGCGGCTTTTGATGTTGGGCCCAATCTGGTACTCAAAATTTTCTCTAGCTCAAAATCTTACCAAGCGGCAAAAGAAACTATGGAAAAATTACACAAAAATAAAGATTTTGCAAAAACTGAAGCGATGATTTATGACGCCCAAGAATTACCAAAATTTAATGGAAATAAAATTTATTATTATCTTATGGAAAAAATGATTCCAATAAATAATTTAGATGAAGAAAATTGTGATAGAATTAGATTTGTAACTAATAAAATTTATAATCATATACAAAGCCAACATTTAAATATTAAAAAATTACGCCAAAATATGAATATTGATGAAATAACAAAATTTATTATAGAAAATATAATAAAACTAAAAAATTTAATAATACATTTTACCAGCAAAAATATATTTAATAAAATAAAACAAGATAACACAACCATCAAAGATAATTGGTTTGAACTGCTTGTAGAAGAAGTTGTTATAAAATTACTTACAGAAAGAAACGATCTTCACACTGGAAATTTGGGATTAACGAACTTCGGAGAATTTAGGTTCTTCGATAGTATTGTGTGAGTGTTTGGACGTTGTTTGGCAAATGATATTATCTTCGATTGCCGTCTAGTATGTTTTGTTTGGCGGAAAGAGGGCGTAGATTTGATAAATCCCAACATGCTAAAAACTCTTTATCATTTTCTGCATTTTCAGGATCTTTAATATTAAAATGTGATACTGGAGTTATATGATCAAGCTGCCATTTCCAGGTTGATTTATCTTCTATACCATCAGGATCCCATTTGTCTTTATTATAAACGCCTTGATTTCCCCAGTGCATCCACTCATTTCCCGGCTCTTTAAACCACATTTCCATATGCTGTATAAGTTGCTCTTCGGTAAAAGGTATTAAATTTTTTGTAGATCTTCCTGCCTTTTTCCCTTTAAGCATAGAGTGAACTTGTCTTGATATATTTTTCAGTAATTTATAAATAGGATCGTTTTTTCTACGATTTTTATTATATTCTTTTTGATATTCATTAAATCTACTTTTATTTTTTTTATAATTTTTTGCAGCAATTTCTTTTATTTCAGACTTATTATTTTGATAATATTTTTTATTAATGTTTTTTCTTTTATCTTTATTTTCTTCTTTTTTATAATAATCATTTCTGCGCTTTGTTATTTCTTTTTTATGTTTTTTATACGACCTCCTTTTTGTTTTTTTTACCTCTTCTTTGTTTTCTTTTTGATATGCTTTTTGATATACTAATATTTCTTCTTTATTTTCTTGATAATACCTTTTATGATATTCTTTTATTTCAAGCTCATTCTCTTTATGATATTTTTTATGATATTCTTTTAAACAATTTTTACACTGATTACCAAATTTTCCACGATCATTTCGCCATTGAAAATTTTTTTTATTTAACTCTTTTTCTAATCCACATTTTCCACCACATCTCTTCATTTCAGCCATATGTTATCCTCATAAATATATGAAACTATACATATATTTCGTATTTTATAATCTTCTCATTACAACGATAGGCTCACGCTTAGGTGTGTCTCTCTTGTGTTTTGGCCAGCTCTGAAGATATAAAGTTTCTTTGACTTCAAATAAGTCACCAATCTTGTCAATCATGTTTAACCTATTTTTATCGTCAATGTTAATAATGAGTAAACCATCTACCTTTAATAATTTATGTATATTTTCTGCCGTAGACCTCCACCAATTCAGGTACCCCTCGTATCCATTTGCATATGCTTGACTTTTATCGTTAGTATATGTCTCAAGATCATAATAAGGTGGAGAACTGAAAGCTAGATCAATTTTATCAATAAATTCTTGTGGGCAAAATTTCTCAGAGCCCATTTGATAAACCCTAGCTCTCTTCTCAAAGCCAAAGAATTTTATTGTTTTGTCAATTGCTACATTTGTTTCGGCCCATGGATCAGTTCCAACGTACTTTAGATTTTTGGGACTTGCCATAGCTCCCAACATACGCTGCCCAAAGCCAGCCGAGTAGTCATATACGATACCGTTTCTTGGAGCGTACCTGTCAAATATGGTCTTAGCTACCGCCGGCTTGAATATACTTGCCGAACCTGCAATGAACGAATTTCTCAACCCTTGCCGGACCATATTGCCAGTGATATTGAAAGTCTCCTTATAGCTAATCCCCATGCGATTTGTAATAACCTTCTTCAACAGCTCGTCATTATAAAACACATCAAGATATGTAGGCTTACCACCTACTGAAACCGTGAAGAAATGCGGTGAGAAGTGCTTGAACACTTTTATACCATTTTTATATGACTCTGACTTTATAATACCTTCTTCATCAATTACATTCGTTGTGTTAAACCTCACCAAACTATCATAATCTTCCCTTAACTCATCCTCGGAACTAGATGGCATAGGAAAACCATAAGTTCTAAGATACTCAAAAACTTTATCTGCCATGAGCTGTTTCTGTTCCGGCTCCATTTTTAATATGTTCTTCTGCGTCAAAGGTATTCCATCGAATTCATAGATCAAACTTGTCCCATAATTTTCAGGTAATTTTATATCTAATACCGGAATACTTGTAACTTTTTCTATTTTTATTTTTGCCATGGTATCTTTTATTGCTTTAATCGGCTTTGTGCTCGACTTCTTATTACCTAATCTATATCCACTCTTTTTTAAGAATCGTGATATTGAAGTTCCACTAACACTGAAATTTCTCCCTATTGCTCCCGCCGAAAGTCCCGATTTAAATAATGAAACGATGGCTTCTTTATTATCTGTAGTAATTTTGTTAAGCTGATTTCTTTCAGTTCCTGATTTTCTTATAATACGCGAGACAGAATTTGGATAAATATTATATAATTTTGCAATCTCTTTGGGCGATTTTCCGGAGGTATAAAGGGAAAGGATAGAGGTAACAATTTGAGGAGAAAGTTTTTTCATGGATATTTGCCCGCAGATTTTTTAATATTTCTGATCGTTATTCTTGCTCGACCATATTTTTTAGCTATTTTTCCAATAGATATATTTAAATCTATATCTTTTAAAATTTCCACACGTTCTTCTGGTGTAATTAAATATGTTTTAGGTGCATTTTCTTTTTTTGAAAACACACGGTTAGTCTGTTGTTCTTTTAATTCTTGATATCTTTTATATTTTCTATCTAATCTAATGTTTTCTTCTGCATCTTTATATAACCATTCAAGAATTTTAAGTATAACCTCATTACCAGCTTTTTGTAGATTATATGTGTTATTTTGTGTTTTTGAAATATAAGATATGTTTGTTGTAATATTTAATTCTTTTTCAATAATATTTTTTATCCCCTCACACATCTCTTTTGTGCCAACCAAAGACCATCCCCAGTCTCTTCGAATGTCTTTTGACCCATATGTTAAACAACCATCTCCTTCAAAATAACCACGGATAAAATGAGAATGTAGGTCTTTATCGAGCCATTCTGGATACGTCAATATAAAACTTTTCCTTGGAGGACAACCGAATTTTAATAAATTATCAGAAATATTAGGACTTTTAATATATAGTCCAACTTGAGGATATTTTTTTTTATATTCATCTTTTATAATGTAATTATGTGTTATTTTTAAAAAATCTGCAAATTTTTTAATATGTTGTTCATCGGATCCTTTAAGCCATAATGCCAATGTATTATTTCTTACATTTCCATCAGCATATAAAAATCCCAACCAATATGCCTTTTGTGGTGTATCTATAAAATTAAAAATATTTTGATCATAATCCCTCCATCCAGAACTATTATTATATAATCTTAAAATGCCCCGCTCTTTAGCAATTTTTGTAAATTTACGAGTTGACGGCATGGAATATTTTTTTGACAAATTTGATATTGAAACTCCTTCAATATATAAATTCATAATATGATCAAGTTTGTCATCTGAAAATTCTTCTTTAATAATTGTAAAATTATAAGATTTTATTTCTTTATATTCTTCAGATGTTAATTGTAATTTTTGTTTCAACAACACTAAAACGAAACCGTCACCTATCATTTTTTTAATTTTATCTAAATCCATTATATTTTACCATTTAACTCATTTTTAATTCTAAAAATTGTTCTTGTTCCGCGATTATATTTTTCGGCAATATCTTTAACACTAATATTTTGCCTTATATCACATATGATTTTTTCTTTTTCATCATCTGACATCCAATATATTTTTTCTTCTAAACGTTTCTGATATAATGATAATATTTCTAAGTAATGTTCATATTTTCTGTTTAAATATATATTTGTATCTTTATATATCCAGTCTAAAAATTTAACAACATCATCTGGTTTAACTATTCGAAATGACCAAATATTATCGTTTTTATTTTTATGCCTTTTGTATTTAACAATATTCGTTATATTAAGTTCATTTTTAATTATTTCCTCCATACCATTTATTAATTCTAAAGTGCCCGTATAATCAACAAGATATCTTTTTTTATTTTTTTGTATATAAACACAACCATCACCATCTATTAATCCTCTTATAAAATGTTTATGTAACTTTATAGATATTACATCTGGATATTTTGTTACAAATGTTTTATTTGGAACACATCCTATTTCTATAAGACGTTCTTTTAAATTTTTACTATACAAACATAAATTTGTAGCTTTTTTATATTTTTCTAATTTTACAAACCCATATAATATTATAGATAATTTTTCCAATATATCTCTATCTGAGTGCATTAAAGCAATTGTTATCGCTGCTGATTTTGAATGCACATTTCCATCAGAAAACATTAGTCCGAGAAAATATGCCTTTTCTTCAGAATCTATATTATCTAACCATTGTTCATCTATATTATATTTTCTTTTATTATCCTTCCCTTCTCTAATTTCAACACCACTTCTTTTTAATAAACGACAAACTGTTGAGCCATGTATATTAAATTCACTAGCTATAATTTCTGATGATATACCATTTTTATATTTTTCTATGATCAAAATATTTTCTTCATCTGTAAGTCTGCGAAGATGCGGGCTAGCACCGGCCAATCTTACAATTCTACTCACACTATTATCGCGAATATTATATAATTTGCTTATTTCATCAGGACCCTTGCCATTTTTATATAATTCAATTATTTCTTCTTTTTGTTTATCTGATAGTTTTTTTGCCATTTGTAATATACAAAGATATCCGCACGTATACCCTCGATAAATTGAATTTTCTTTATTAAATATAAAATTTTGTAAACTATTCTTTAATGTCTTGAACAAAATTTACGGACTGTCTTGCAGTGTCTGCATGGCGCAAATGCAAAAGCCCACGTTTTTCAACATGGGCTTTTGCTAAATTAAGGTTACTCTTGCAGGGCCAAGGGTAAATTTCTTAATTTATGTTATCAGTTAGGCACCGATAACGGTTGATTTAGAACTCTTAGAAACACCGCGCGGATTGACAATCGCAATGCCAATGATCTCGGAAACCACCCAGCCTAGGGATAGTCTGCGGGGTTCGTCAGCTGGCATGACTTCAATGTCCTGGCGCACCGGGAGCACGCCCACGAACTCACTATCGGCTAGACCATAAACTGTACCCGGAGGAACAATTTTGCTTACCATTATGTCCGCGCCCCAAATGTGAGCATAAAGCCCAGTCTGGAGAATCTCACGTTGA